CTACCTGACTGCTCCATCCCGCAATGTATCCTGAATATCTTCTTTACCTATCAAATCAACACTAATGTATTTCCTGCATCTACGGCATTTAATCCGTAGCATAACAATACCATCAACATACTTAACATCAGTGAGCTTTTGTCCGCATGTCGGGCAAATCACTAACTTGTGGTGTTCAACCACTTGTCGAGGGTCTTCTTTTGTATCAATTTTAATCATCTGTTATCCTTATTCGCTGCAAACATAATATATATTTTCTATATTTCAATGCAAATAATAGATTATTTTCATCTTAAAATTAGAAAATTCATATTTTTATATATACTTTTGCCTCATTATTAATTAAATAGTGAGCTTTCAAAGCCTACATGATAGAGAAATTTATCATGTGGGCTTTTTATTTATGGAAGAAATAGCTGAATATAGTGGTGTCACGACAACGGACGGAAAGAAGATTCTTACTTATGAATTTATCGAAACGTTAAGGGAGGCAGATAAGAAAATGCCCAACCCGCAAAAGATCATTGCCCAACGTGGAGGACAAGAAAAATTCCTTTCCACGATGGCGGACATTGTTATATATGGTGGAAAACGTGGTGGTGCCAAATCATTCTCCTTGTTGCTTGAAGCTCAACATGACATACAAAGCAAATATTTCAACTCCATAATCTTCCGTAACGAGATTAACGACCTTACCGACCTTATCACTACTTCCTATCAAATTTATGATGATTTCGGCAAGTATAACAAGTCTAAAGGAGATATGACATGGAACTTCAACTGGGGAGGATGGTTGGAATTTAATTATTACTCTGATAGCATTGAGGATTTCAAGAAACGTTTTCAGGGAAGACAGTTCTCTTATATAGGAGTGGACGAAATTACACACATGGATTATCCGAAGTTCAAGTATCTTATTACTTGTAACCGTAATGCTCACTTTATCCGTAATCGTTTTTTCGGCACATGTAATCCTGACCCGGATAGCTGGGTAGCCACATTCATTAATTGGTGGATAGATTCAGATGGTTTCCCTATCCCGGAACGTGATGGCGTTGTACGTTATTGCTTCATGGACGGAGATAGTATTGAAGGTATCTATTGGGGAGATACCCGTGAAGAAGTATATCAGCAATGTAAACATATCATTGACCGTCTTTGGAAGCCTGAATATGAAGCATTGGGCAGTCCACAAGAGCTATTCATTAAATCAGTGACCTTCATAGAAGGTAAATTGGAAGAAAACATGCAGCTTCTCCGTTCTGACCCGAACTATCTTGCCAACCTTGCCAATCAGTCCGAAGAACAGCGTGCTCGTGACCTCGAAGGTAACTGGAAATTTCGTACAGCCGGAACCGGGCTTGTCACTCTCGAACACATGAGAAGTTTCTTTGAAAATGCTCTCCAAGTAGAATCAGGAACTCGATACATAACATGTGACCCGGCATTTACAGGTGGAGACAACTGTGTGTTTTGGATATGGGAAGGCTGGAACATTATAGGTATTCACGTTTGCAAGAAAGATAGCAAAAAGACTATTGAAACCGCGAAATTCCTGCTCGAACAATACAAAGTTTTAGAAGAAAACTTCGCCTACGACCTTAATGGTCTTGGACAAATATTTGTCGGTTTCTTTCCTAAAGCATTGAAGTTCAATAATATAGAATGTCCTTCCGATGGTTCGCATACAATGTTTGACTATCTAAAGTCAGAAGTAGCATATAAATTTATCGACAGATTTACCCGTGGTGGAGTTAGTATATTACCTGACTTACTGAAACGTAAATACTCCGGTAAAGGGTTCAAAGATGTTCCTCTTTCACAGGTTCTTATCAATGAAAGACAAGCAATGCGGCAAGATGAAAATGCGGCTGACAAATATTGGAAACTTATAGCCAAGTCTGAAATGAAAAAAATAGTCGGTCACTCTCCTGACTTTTGGGAAAGCATGATGACAAGAGAAATATTCGAGATAAAAAAGAAACGCAAACACTTTAAAGGAATAGGATTGTTATGATTAAAAATGAAGTTCTTACCAAGAAGCCGTTTACAAGAGTTACGCCAACAGGCTATCTTAATGGCAAAACTACAAGTGATTTATCAATCGCTTCGTATTATAATAACAAGTTAGAATATCAGATTTTATCCCAAGCGGATTTTATCAGAGAGTTTTATCCGTCCGGTCACAAAATAAATTCCCCGGCATTTTATCCTAATCGCATCAAATTTGAGGAAGACGAAAAAGGGAACAAACGTTTCTTTGAAGAGAAGGTTATGCGTGTCGCTTTCCCTTTCCAGATGATTATTACCATTCAGCAACTTGTTCACCTCTGCGGAAATGATATTCACCATGAACTCACAGCCGCACAGGTTAATGATAAATTGAAAGAATCATTCCTTGAATTTCAAAAAGGGTGGCTGGATAAAAACATGGAGATTACGTTCTACGAATTTGCAAAGAGCGTGAAGATCACCGGAGACGGAGCGGTTGTATTCTATATGGATAAAGGAGAAGTGGGAACCAAAGTTCTTTCATTCTTCGATGGAGATATATTATATCCACATACAAACTCCATTACCGGGAAAATGGAATATTTTGCCCGGAAATACAGCGACTATGATTCCGAAGGCAAAGAACTTGTTTCATGGGTAGAATCATGGGATAACAAATACCTCTACCGCTATCGGCAGACGAAAGCTGGATTAAAAGGGGCAGTAAACAAGCTAAAAGAGATATTCGGAATAGATGGATATGAATTAGAAAGCAAAGAACTTCATCAGTTTGAAGAATGTCCGGTAGTATATCTTCGTGATAAGCATGGTCCGTGCTGGTCTTTCTCACAAAGCAATATAGATGATTTCGAGCTTGCAGTATCACACCTTTGTCAAAACAATATGGCTTATGCTTTTCCCATTATGTTACTTAAAGGTGAAGATGTTGAAATCAAAGGTGACATGTACGGTGCGGTAAAAGCTATAACAATGGGAAAAGAAGATGATGCTGGATTTATGAACAGACCGGAATCCTCACAATCATTCGAGTTACAGTTCAATACTCTTCTGAAGATGATCTTCATGGGAAGTTTTACAGTAATGCCTCCCGAAGTCAAATCAGGTGATTTACCGGGTGTAGCAATCAAGTTGATATATTCACCTTCTTTGGAGAAAGCTATGATAGACTGCAAAGAGTTTGATTCTTCTATTGATACGATGAAGCGATTGTTTATTTTCGGTTATGGTATTGAAAGAAAAATGAGCACACCATTTGCCAATATGAAAGTTTTATCATGGGCAGAGCCGTATGTGCATCAGAACGCCGCAGAACTTATCAGCAATCTTGTACAAGCGGTTGGCGGTGGTTTCTTGTCCAAAGAAAGCGCATCCGAACTTAGTGGGTACGGCAGAAATAATGAATGGGATAGAATCATGCGGGAAAAGAAGGAAGAACATTCGGCAGACCTGCTTTATCAGTTGAAATCACAGCAACAAACAGCTAAAATAAGCGAAGAAAACAAAGATGAAACAACCAACGAGTAAGGAAATAGAGGAAGCTAAAGATTATATCCGGCAAAGGCTTAATGCAGAGCTTTCTATGGAGAATAATCTACTTGCAATTATGTATCAAGCTGCAAAGGAAATAGTCGCTGTATCCTACAAATACAATATTCCCCCAAGTCTATTTAGCTTCTCTTATAACAAAGAGTTGCAGCAAGAAGTGGAAGCTATTATAACTAATCTTCGTGAGCTTATTGAGGATTATACAGAAACGCTTGCCGTGGCAAACCATACGGATGAAGAAGAGCATATCATAGCTTTTATCAACCGAGACAGTCATGGGAAAACTCTTGTTGATCGTATTAACGCATACACTACCCAATTCAAGAAAGAACTGGAAGTAGTCATAGCATCCGGCATATTACTCAATGTTGCGGAAGGCGAATTGTTGTCTTCCATTAAAGAAAGTCGGAAGAGTCCTTTGTTCAATCAGCACATAATACAAGCTACATCAAAAGGATTCCCGGTAATATCAAGATTGAAAGTCCCGGAAACATACGGTGTTGGGCGCACAAACAGTTCTTTTACTGCACTCAATAATCTAACAAACTTCGCCATAGCCGAGGGATGGATGGATTACTTTGCCATGATAGCGCAAAAGAATGGAGCAATAGGTTTCATGTCATTTAGGGGCAGTAGTTATCCATGCCAGCAATGTGATGATGAAACTACTTATTTCCATGTCTTTAGTAACGGCGACCCGGTACCGCCATACCATGCACATTGCTGCTGTTATATAGTACCGATATACGAAATAGATATTTAAAACCTCAACATTATGTTTGGAATCAAAATTATCACTACAAAAAAATGGAATCAGCTTGCATCTGAATGTAGCAAGTTGGCAATTACCAACGTCGAGCTTTCAAAACAAAATGCTCTTCAGGCTAAAACAATCATGGAACTTACCGGAGAAGTCCGGGTGCTCAATTCTAAAATCCTTTTGGAAGAAAGTATAAACGATGATTTACAAAAGAGAATAAATCAAAAATATCCCAAGAAGCCTACAAATAAAAGGCTGAAAAGATAAGTCCCCATGAATCTATTGACTACATTTGCAATGTAGAAGTTTGCTTATCAACCAAGTGTTGAAAAAGTTAAGTCTCCATCTGATAAAATTGGGTGAAGGCGAAATTTTCTAATGTATAAGTACATTAGATTCAGAGCGCGAAGTACAAGATTACTTTCGCGCTCTGCGTTTTTCTATATTGTACCTTTCAGTAAATCCCCTTCACACAAATCAAAAACGATATTCTGAAGTTGGTGTAGATAGCAAACGCTTTTCGATATGATGTACTCGCGCGTATTAATATCACTGACCCTAAGAATTAAACTATCCCCGTAGAAATCAACAATAATTCGGAATCGGTCACTCCTATATCCATATCTGATGAATGGAATATCTTCATTATATTCTTCAAACCCGAAAGATAGCAGAACTTTACCATTTAGCGGAACTGGGATATAATCACCTCCCTTCCCATTTTCTATATCAAGAATTATACAAGGAGTTACGGGAAATAGATTTCCATTAGACTTCCTCTGTAAGTAATTGCCTACCTTTATTTCTCTAACGTCTATCATACTATTCATAAAATTAATCTTTATATCTATCGCAAGCAGGCATCTCTTCCAGTCGAATAGCCTTTATAGTCTCACGTCCTTCAATAATTGCTTTGCATACCCGGTGGTACCCGTCTGCAATCTGCCCACAATCATCAAGAATAACTGGGTAATCAAGGGAACAATCCTTCACCCGTTTACATTGAAAAATGAACTGGGATAGCGTTGTTGCTTCAAAAGGCTGTGCTGTCAAGTCGATGCACCAAAGAGGCAAATCAAGCACTGGATATTCTTTAGCTTTAGCGAATAGATAGAGGGTAGAGGCTTTCCATACCTCATTTCCTCTATGGTATTCGCTTTCGCCAAAAGTCATATTGCTAATGGGAACCTTCATTTTGTTGTTTTGCTTGTTCTTTAAGTTCGTAGGCAGCTTTCTCTTGTTCCAAAATGGCTTTATCTTCTTCTTCCGAAATATGTTTTCGGCGAGAAAGTAATCTTTCATTCATCTTGGTATAAGCCTCGAAGAAGTCTTTCATAAATTCAGCATCAGGAGTACAGTTCGCCATAAGAAAGTTTACCTTAATCCATGTTTCCATATACTCACCGAAATCTTTGTTGTTTGCCAGTAGGCGAATCCGCTCAAACATTTCGTTATCATCCCGGAACCGCATTGTCCAAAAGCCGGATATAGCCTTAATGCTGATCCAATCATGTTCGTTACTACTATCTCTTGTAATAGTGAAATTGCCAAATTGCAATGGTACCTTTTTACCCATACCTAAAATTGTTTGTGATTTATAAATTTTTCGTCATTACTCGTTCGTAAGCTCCATCGTTAATCCTCTTATATGTACCGATAGATTGTGGCTTTCCATTCAGCATTACAGTTACAGTAATGGATGAAGTTTTGGAATTATCTACAATAGCTTCATGTGCATCTTTAAGAGATAGAAACGTAGGGTGAATAGAAGTGAATCTTTGCCACCAATGTTTCTTACATAACACGTCATACAGTTCAATCTTCCGGTTGGAAGTAGATTCAAATAGCCTTGTGATACAAAGCATATACTTAGTGTTCTTTGCCATTTTGTTATTTGGTTATACAGTTACAATTTCAAATTCATCAGCATGTTTCTTACCGATCCAATCCCGTTTCTGATTTTCAGTAGCGGTTTCATAAATTCTTCCTCGCTTAGACAAATGTCTTTTCTTGAAAATGCCATCTTCTCCCAGCTTATCATAATCTCTTCTCGAAGGAGATAAGCCTTTTGCCCGGCAGAAGAATAATCCAGTTTCTTTATGTCTGAATTTTACAGCCATATTATTACTTCTTATCCGCTACCATTGCAATAGCAAACGCAGAAAAAGCCAATTTAATTTGCTGTGCCTCTTCACCCATTTCATCTACATTGATAGCAATTTCTCCGGCTATTAGCTTACTCCATAGTTCATCGGTCAATTTCTCTCCCATCATAAAGCAAAAAGCCTGAAACACATCTTTGTCTAATTCCATAGACACTTTTACCTTCTTTTCTTCCATTGTCATTTTTCCTTTCCAAATATTTTAAGTTCATGTAATCTCGCCTCAACCAAATCAAGATCAAACTCCGCTCTCCGTCCATTCTTTGTATAGCATCCCTCCAACAGCTCTTGCCGCATCCATGCTGCGACCGCCCTGTAACCGACACCCAAACATGAACCAAGACCTTCAAACGTATAAGCATAGCGTTTACCATCCACATAAATAGGCTTCGAGTAATCTTGCTTCAGTTTCTTACTTTGCTCTGCCTCACGCTCATACCGGAACTTCTCTGTAAGAGCTTTGCCATATAGCCCATATACCTGACCGTCTGGCGTGCGTTTCTTCCGGTATCCGGCTTCAGACAATATCCTTCCAAACCGGGTAACATTCTCTTCGGTAATGCTATTCTCTTTACACCACTTCCGGTATCTTTTATATAGAATTGTAGAAGGCATCCATTTAGGTTCAACGTCAGAAACATCTTCATACGTCCGAAGATAGTTCATTTGAAACATGAACTTCATAACAGTGCTACTTTCAGCCTGATATTCGTCCATGACCTTATCCAGCTTCTTATTCTCTGATAGCTTGTATCCATTGGCAATAAACCTATCTCGACCTTCCAGTATCCAGTTGAATATCGCGCTATATTCGCGTTCGAGATCACGGGCAAGACTTTTACGTTGTCTCGCTATCGGTATCTCGATTTCAAAAGGAAGAATACAGATACGCCGCTTCATTCCATAACTCCAATCTTTCAAATACGGCATTTGATTGGCATTTGCCATAAGCAAGGGAATATCATAAGCGGTGAAATTATCTCCATACATAGGACGCGCTTCAGTAGGTTCACCGGATATAAGGCTTTTAAGAACGTCACTATCCCGCCCAATTTCCAAAGCCTGTATCTCCGAACAATAGTTGAGACGTTTGCCGTTGATATAGGCAATGTTCTTCTTACGCTCTGTCCCGGTTATCAGCGCACCAATGCCGAAGTTGCTTACATTGTCTCTACCCAGTATTCCCATAATAGTTTCAAAGACAACACTCTTCCCGTTTGAGCCGGAACCACGGAGCACAAGCATGGTTTCTATCTTTGCAGTACGCCTATCAATGAAGATACTGCCTAAGAACTCCTGAAACACATGCTGCCAGCCCTCGTCCGGCAACACTTCATCAATGAACTGTTTCCATAGAAAAATATGTTCTTCAGGATTGTAGTCGTAAGGAACACTTGTAACCTGTACCCATTGTCTTCCGAACTTATGTGTAGTTCGATCATTCATATTCAACACACAGTTATTGAACACTACAATAGCACTATCTGGACGCAAAGCCTTTCCTGAAACAACACGCTTGCAGACCTTTATCACTCCTTCTACGCGGGAATAGTCGCCATTTGGCAAAGCACACTTACGCATCAGGTCATAAATAAGGCTACCGAAGTCGTCAGGTGACATTGGCTCATAAACCTTACCGGAAAAATAATGTGGAAGACCGTTGAACATGCTGATTGAAGAACGGATAATTGCATTACGAAGTAAATCTTGCACAGCATCTACACGCATAGCACTTTTGGAAAGAGATAACGCAGAACTTAAATCCTGTTCATCCATCAGTCCAAAAACCTCTGTCAGTAGTTTCTTATACTTTATTTTGTCCATTTCAATGGTTTTTACCCGTTCTTCGCATTGTTTACCGCACAAAAATAGAGTATTTTCTATTATAATCAAACTTAAATCGTTATATTTTCTATTTTTGAAGCGAAAATACATATATTTTCCACCAAATTTCGACTCAAAAAAGTGTCTTTTTCGATAAAAAGCAAGAAGGTTATCAGGGAATACTAAATAGCGGATAATCAATAAAATAAGCAATAGTCATTCACATTTGTAATATCATTTATGTATGGTTTTCCATAAAAACTATACATGCTATAATCAGTTGAACATCAATATCTTGCATATATTCCAATGTATAGTTCAAAATCGTACTATACATGTGCAAGTTATTGAATATCAAAACGTACTGAAAAAACATGTAGGGTATGTATAGTTTCCTATGAAACAGCTTTATATATAATACACGTTTTTCCTATGCAATTTATATACAAACTATACATACTATACATTAATTTTATAAACATATATGAATCAGCACCTTACACATGTATAGTTTACATTAAAAACCATACAGAAACTATACAGAAACCATACATAGTCATTCTTGCAATGATAAAAGATGCTCTATAATGCCTCAACACATGTTTTTACTGTTAATTTATGTTGTAGCAATGACAAACCAAAAAAAAATAATAAAAATCTCGAATGGTAATGAGTGCATTGGCTCCGGGCACCCGGTCGGGGGGGTGGCACCCGGTCGCGGTTGTCTTCGATGGCAGACAGACAGGAAGGAAGGCACATCTTTATATTATACCTATAATATTAAATATCTGCATCTTTTCGGGCTTCTTCCTTCTGTTTCTTCCGTGCTTCTGCATACAAGGCACACCGATAACAGGAAACAGGATGATAATATACTACTTGTTCCGCTTCTTCCTTGTTTTCTTCTTGCTTCATTCGTTGGAGGTCTGCAATCTGCATAAGTACGGCGGCTTTATCTTTTCCAGTCAAAGAAGGAAGCACCTTTATAAGATTCTCTAAAATACCGTCTTTGCTCCGAAATGTATCTAAAGTTTTTTTATCCACCTTATTAGACTCTGCAATATTGGCGGCGTCTTCCTTTGGGCTTCCGGTCTTTGTCGCTGTTGCTCCTGATCGCTGGTATTGAATAGCTTCTATTAGTTGAGAAATACCGGGCTTATTCTTTTGCAGTGTTGCGGCTTTACTGGCTATTGTTCCGGTTCCGTTGGTTGTTGGTCGGTAAATGGCGGCGTATGCTTCTTGTCTTGTGGTGCCGGATGCTACAAGCATACAGAAAAAAACATCTTCAGGCGTGAGGCTGTAAATACGTTGTAGTTCCGTTACTCTCTTGCTGTAAGTCATAATTAGTATGATTTAAAATGAGTGTTCCGGCTTCTTGCGCTCTGTTATTATAGGCGCAAAGATAAGTAAAAGGTCTGATAAATAAAAGATTGCGGCGTGTTCTTTGTTTCCGGCTTTCTTTGTATATGTGCTACATAACACTGTTTTTAAACATACTATTATAGTAAAGAGAATCCGGCTTTTTGCGGCTCTTTGCCGTAATTTGCTGCGTTGGTGGCTGGGTCGCAATATGCTTACAAATAATCTAACATTCAGGCTATATATGTGTATCACGTGTATTTGTGAGGCTGTTTGTATTTTTATCTATATAGTAATTTATTATTTCATCTATTAGAGTAAAAATATTACTTATTTCATTGTTATTCAAAATATTATTCGTACATTTGCATATACAGAAATGAAGACAAAACAAGCGGTACATTTTCTCACGGTGTTTCTACTTTTTTGCTCTCCCTTCCTGTTTGATATGATGTTTAATTTTAATCGTTTCAAATATGGATTTATCAAATTTAACTAACTTGGTTGTTGATTGCGAAACAGCAATTAAGAAAGCCAAAGAACTAAAAGAAAACTCTGTTTTCGAGTATTGCAAAGAACAAGGTTTTGAAGATGGAAAGCGGTACATTTACGATAATCCGGATAGTTTTTGCAATGGGAAATTATACGAGGTTGTTTTTAAACGTCCTTCTGATTGTCGGATCATGTTGCGCTGCATTGATGGGGCGCGTGTATTTATTAAATGTTACCCAGTCAAAAAAGACGGTTCCCGTGCCTTGATCGGAGAAACAGAGCTTTATATAAATGATCTGAAAGCCGTATAATCAAAAAAACCGGGTCGAGTTTGGCGACTCTTCCCGGCACCCTTTAAACTTTGCGTAAAAAGGTACACTTTCTCACGGTGTTAAATGCAAAGTTAAGGGAAAAACAAAGATAAAACAATAATAACCCTTTAAATTTTGCAGTTATGGAAACTTCAAACAAATTATCTTATTCAAAAACACGTCTTTTTGTAGAGAACGGAACACAGTATAAAATCATAGCTAAAGTATCTTTAAATGATGATTGCAAAAACGGAATGTATGATTTTAGCATTACGGCGGACATTTACGAAAAGAAAAGAAACGGCTCTTTTAATTGGTGCGCTGGTGGCTGTTGTCATGAGGAAATAGAGAAACGTTTCCCGGAGCTTGCAAAGTTCATTCCCTTGCACCTCTGTAATCATTACGGCGCGCCAATGTACCCGGAAGCAAACGGACTTTACCACCTACAAAATAGTAGCAAAGAAACTACTGTTAATTACTTACGCATCACAGAAGACGAATATAACGCGCTTTCATTGGCAGAAGATCAAAAACATTTTAAATACTTGCTTTTCTCTTTGGGTATTGTTGAACGCTGGAAAAAAGAAGCTGATACCCTTATTTCAGAACTTGAAACATTATCCGGTCTTAAATGGGAAAACCCGTACAAGCCGGAAGAGGAACGTTTTACATTAACTTTATCAGACGAAGAACGCGCCAACATTGAGAAACTTATAAAAGACGGTTTTTACACAAAGGAAAACATAGAAAAGCGCAAAGAAGAAGCCCGGAAAGCTGCTTTAATAAAGAAACGCGCCGATATTTGTGCTCGTTATGATAAAGATATTGCCAAAGCCGAAAGAGAAAAGAAAGTAATGCTTTATATATTTGATTCGGGTATTTCTACCGAAAATGTAATATACTACGATCATACCAATACAGCCCGTTTTAATTGGAAAGATTACGATAAAAAAGTATCTCAAGAAGAATTTTGCGACTTTATTAATAGCGTTGATTATTCCCAACTGCCCAAAGGTATAAAGTTTGAAATAAAGTAAATACCCACCTTTCCCCGGTTCGCCGGGGATTAATACCCCTTTATTATGAATACAAAAGATTTAATAAATCAGATAGAAATATCTGGAATTATCACCCGTTCCCAATTATATACTATTATCAGACGCGCCAACGGTGGAGACAAAGACGCAAAAAGCGCATGTTTCAAAGAGAACACCGTATTTGCAGACGAAGAGATAAAAGAAATAGAACTCAATAAATTAAGAAAAGAAGCCCGCAAAAAATATTCTTCTTTTGGTTGGCGTGAAAAGAATGTACTTCAAGGAAGTAACCTAAAATTAAATCTATGTTGTTTTCGCGGCTCTACTCCTGTTTACTGGGTGTTATCTGATAACGGATCATTTGAGTATTATATAACGCGAGAAATAAACGTAGTAGGATGAAACGCGTTATATCTTCCGGGCTGTTTTGGTTGTTTATTGCCTTGCTCCCTGTTGGCTGTATCGGTTATTATATTAACCCGGTCATTTGGTTGTGTGTCCTCTGTTGGTATATGGTTTACATCTTCCTGTTATACTTCAAAATTGTAGATTTATAATTTACCCGCGCCGGGCGGCTCCCGGCACCCTTTAAACTTTCATGCAATGAAAACAGTATATAAAAAGGCTATTTCATTAGCCAATAAAAACGGGCAAAATTTTATAAAAGAAATGGCTGCTTATTATACATACATAGGAATCGAAGAAGGAAATATAAGTAACTGGTTTGTTTTGATAGCGAAATCTAAAGAAACAGGCAAATATATTTGCCTTTCTATTTCCCGGTATGATTCAGGCGGTGCGGCTTCTACCTTCTACGGAGACCTAAAACATTTTTGTTTGCAGAAGGCAGAAAATATGTGTTACCGTTTTTGTTCCTGTATTCGTTTTTGGCTACGCGCTAACCTTATTTGGGCTTACGAGAAACAAATAAAAGCTAAGTATAACATTAAATTTTGAAGCTATGACTACTTATATAATAGAGTCCCCATCCGGTGAAACTCATAAACTTGAAATTGTGAGAACAGAAAATTGCTACCGTGTCTTTGTTGATGGTTGGGTAGATGATACAGTTCTAACAGAGGAAGAACTTTTGCGAGAATTAGAGAATCCAACATTTTAAAAATAAATGTCATGTTTGGGCTAATTGTTTGGCTCGTCTTCATCCTGATAATATGCTTTTGCGTGTGTGGTGGCTGGTTTTATGCTGCCGCGTGGATCGTGGGCGGTGCATTGAGTTTGTTTTTTGGTTTGAAATATGAATTTTCAAAATAATACTGTTATGTCTGACAAAGAAATAAATATTGCTATTCTTCAGGAATTAAAGGATATTGCAAACGAGATTTTCACAAATGAAATAAATATAGTTCCGGGCACATATACGGCGGCTGAACTTGCAAAGGAAAAGAGCGCAAAAGGAGATGTTTTAGAAATAAAATACATTCCGACAAATAACGAAAGTATATTAACGCGCTCTGTGTGTGTCGGCTCCTTTAAATGTGAATTTGAACGGAATAATATTTTTAATTTGGTTTGGAAGTTTGAACAGCTTGCAAGCGTGAAACAAAAGGATAAAGCGCGTTTTGTGCGAATAGAAGCCGGCAAAGTTGATTTATCTTTCAGCGTGGAAATTACAAAAGAGATGCAATCTCTCTGCAAATGTGTAGGCAATGACCCACAACGCGCGGTTCTGTCTTGTGTGTTCATCGACTATAAAAAAGGCTATTTAGTTGCGACTAATGGAAGACATTTGCAAGCATGTAAAGCAAATATTAGTAATATAGTGGGGGAAACTGAAGCAAGCGTTTTAATAAATCCGAAGGACTTTAGACAGCTTTCCGGCGTTTGTTCCGTTACAGTTTCCGGCGGAAAGATCACAATATCAGACGAAGCCGGACGCGCTTATAATGTGGAAAGCTCCGGGCTTAAATATCCGCGCTGGGCTTTAGTGGTTCCAAAAGTGAGCAAAAACAACTACATAAAGATAAAAGAGGCAAAAGAAGTACTTTCTTTCCTGAAAAAGAAAGAAGGAACATTTTACATGTACGCGGAAAAAGGGCACAAAGTAACCGTAGATTATAAAGATAGCGAATCCGGCGCATCTTCGGAAATCGAAGTTTTTACAGAAAATGAAATTCCCTTTGCTTTCTCCGTTATGCTTGATTCAAAAAGTTTTCAAACAGTTGCGCAAAAATGGAATGGAGGTATTTTCATAGATGCCAATTATAAGCCTATTGTATTAACGGACAAAAACGAAAATATCTGTTTTTTAATGCCTTCCGGCGTTGGGAAAGAAGGTTTTGTAAAAATCGAATTTGATTTTGATCGTTCTAATATGCTTTCTTATATGGATTATCAAAAAGAGGCACAAACTATCATAGATCAAAAACCGCAACCGGAAAAGATAATCCCGGCACCTGTACAAATCGAGTCTATAAATTTGCCCGTTGCTGCATCAGAGTACAAATACAATATTTGGGGCTTGTATTGCCTTCTCTCCTTGGTTTGCGAGCTTTGCAAGGCAATTATATACCATGAAGCAAAACAGGCTTTAAAACGCTTAAAAATGCTCCTTTCTTCTCCGCTGGTGAATATTGAAGATTTTGCAAATGAAGTTCAAATAATAGACCTTAAACCGGATGAAGTGGAAGAAATAAAAGATGCGCAACCGGGCGCGGATGCTTTGCCGGATGAAAACCAACCGTTTGCAGATGTTCCGGATATTGTGCCGCCTCCTTTGCTCCGCGTGGATGCTCCCGGCGTTCCTGTTGTTTGCGCGCCTTTGTTGGATGTTTCGTTTGCATGGTGGTTTGCTGTCCGGATATGGGCGGATTGTGTCGCGCGTAGAACCGTTTCTTCTCCGGCTGCACTTATCGGATCCTCTCGAAACGAATCCGTCCGTATACGTGGTTCAACCAACCGAACGACTGTGTTAGGCGAACGACTAATAAACAAACGGTTTGAAATCGAACTATTTTCATTTATGCTAGTAACAATTAATAAAAACATTTTAATATGCGAATTTATAATCCACAAAAACAAGTAGTAAGAGTAACTATCGAAGACCAAAATACAGATACCATAATGGAGAACACTGTAAAGTTTTCCATTGCCGAAAGTGATTGTAACGAAGTATGCAAGTTGATAGAAAGTACGTTCCCGGAAAACATTCTCCCAACGATAGCCGGAGCACGTGAAATCGGGAAGAATCGCTCTGTAAAGATTGACGTTTCAGAACTGGATAGCTCCGGCGCAAAACTCCGCAAAGTGAGTCGAACGATTAACCTTCAAAGGGTAAATGCAACGGAGGTAGGCGAACGACTTATCAATGCGGTAAATTCAGCCGAACAACAGGCTATCATCCGGCAAGCAAATAATATTCTTAAAATTGAATAGATAATGGAAGAGTGGAAAAATATTAAGAGCTTTGAAAACCTATATCAAGTAAGTAATTACGGTAGAGTAAGAAGCATTGATAGAATAATAAAAAGAGTCAAGGATGGAGTTTTAACAGATTTCAGATTTAAGGGTAAGATACTAACCCCCAAACTCAATAAAAGGACTGGGTATGCACATGTTGCATTATCCATAAACAGCAAACGAAAATACGTAAACATTCATCGCTTGGTTGCTGAGTCATTTATAGAAAACCCGGATAAGAAACCGTGTGTAAACCATAAAGATGAGAGCAAATTAAATAACAATGCCGATAATTTAGAATGGTGTAACTATGTTTATAACAATGGATATGGTACCAAGAAGAAACGATTGGCAGAATCCTTGAAAGGGAAAAAACGTCCGTATCAGAATGTACCAATTCTATGCTTTGACTATAATACAGGCAAATTTGTTAAAAAATTCCCTGCTATCTATGCTGCTGTTGAAGAATTGAAAGTACCACAAGGAAGTATTATTAGAGTCCTGTCCGGGAAAAGAAAAAGTACACATGGATATTATTTTGAATACGAAACTGTAAAAGAAGAATGAATACACTAAGAGAAGCATTTAACGAAAAATACCCGCAATACGCTAACCGGGTGCTAAACATGTATGAACAGGCGAACGACTGTCCGGCAATATGGGAAAACGTTACTAAAATACGTTTGGCGAAATTTGTTTCATTCCTAAATGAGAATCTGGCAAAAAGTAGTGTGAAAACATATTGTGCCATGCTGAAAAGCGTCTTCAATATCTACAATGAAGAAGTTAAGCTCCCAAAAGGATATGAGGATATATTGAGCATAAAGAAAGACGTATCTCAAAACACATGGTTGAACGACTCAGAAATAGAACGGATTATTGCATATATCCCGGCGAACGACACCGAACGACTTGTAAAGAATCAGTTCATCATGGGATGCGTAACGGGTGCCCGGCATAGTGACTATATGAATTTTACCCGTGAAAATATAGTGGGCGAACGACTTGTTTACGTTTCCGTAAAAACTCACATACAAGCAGAGGTTCCTTTGTCTAAAGTGGTTGAACGGCTTATAGCAGAAAACGAAATGTTTTATATCGCTGGAAAAGAAGTTTCAGATCCAACTTTTAACAAAACAATCCGGGAAATATGCCGAAAATTAGGAATGAACGAACGACTGAAGTTGTATCGCGCCGGCGAATTTGTTGAAGGAGCAAAATACGAGTTTATTTCAAGCCATACCGCCCGGCGGAGCTTTGCCACGAACTTGTATTTACGTGGTGCCGATTTATATGCCATCAGCAAAATGATGGGACATTCTTCAGTAACTATGACTGAAGGATATATATCATGCGGGTTGCGTGACCTAGCAGACAATATATTAGATTACTTTAAAACATTCAAATGAAATAGATATGAAGAAATATAGAATATATGACTACTACGGTCACAATATAGCAGTATTCTTTGATGAAAGAGATGCTTTGGATTTTTGTAAGTGGAAGAACTCTTATAAAGGGTGGGAATGCTATACGTATGAGCTTGTGATTGATTAACTAATAACAATGAAAAGTTATGAAACATAAAATTAAAACAAACCTACTCGGATTAAAGAAGTGGGCATGGAGGAAAGACTTAACCGGTTTTTTCTCACTCAACGGTAAAGATCTTACCGATGCACAAGTGAGAACAATGGTGGAATGGGCTATATCAAAGGGATATATCTATGATGTGGATATTCCCGGAGATGAAGTGATTAAATTATTGAACCTATGAATTAATCACATAACCGTCACATAACGGTCACATAAAAATAAAAATGAGTAGATTATTCAGCACTCAAACGATTTTTTGATTTAAAATTTAAATACATACGACAATGGCAAACAGGAATTACATTGAAGTCGAAGGAGTTAAGATATCCGACCGACTTATCGCATTTTTGAAAGATTTGCAGATGGACGACAACGAAGCTGCCCGCAACACGTTACGGGACATGGACGAACTTTCAGGCCTTCTTCTTGATCTGAACGAAAGATGTGAATCAGAGTTACCAAACAACGAATGTTTGGAACATGTACGAGAAATCCGCTACTATAAAAGTTTATTTGAAGCAATAGTAGTATAATTATTGTTAATAAAAAGTGGAGACAATGAGAAAGAATGAAAGAGTGTGAGAAAGAATGAAAACGTCACGTTTTTAGGCGTTTGGAAGATAAATTTAAGGGGTATATCTTTGCATCCGTATCAAGTAGAGCTGATGCAGACATATTGATAATAATTTGCCTGATACGGGCTTTATTATATATAAATAACCGCACCAATGCTCTACTAGGTGCGGTTATTTTTTTTACGGTTCTATCAGTGCCAACCGTGCGGACTTATCACCCGTGAGACAAAATGGCTCTAAGTCATCCAAGCTATACCATTAAGGCTGAAATTCCTGCTCTGTTTCACATACCAACAACAGGAAACCCAAAAATAACAAAACGGCTTTCATGAAGAAAGATAATAGGGAGATTATTGCTTGATATGGCTTGTTTTCTTATATAACTATAAACTTAGATAGTTTATGATAAACATTACAAGTTATATAAGAGAACAACTTCGAAATCGCTATTATATGTAGTTATTTTGGGGAGAAGGGTATGGAGTATAATTTATTAAACAAATGATACATGAAAAAGAAAAGGTCAAAATCAAATTTTAATAAAAGAGCAGGAAGAACAACTCATTCTTCATCAAAGCAAAACAAGCCGTCTGTTCAATCTCCGTTAGACCTACACAATATTAGTAGCTATCTCGAAGATTATAGTATTATTGCAAAATATGCAAATATGCCATACAGTAAACGAGAATGGATTGAAACTACAAGATATGAATTACAATATAATGCAAATAGATATGAACATGCCGTTGGCGCATATCTATTAAAGCAACATATAAATTTCATACATCAGGCTCCATTTGTTATTTGTGGAAAAATTTATTTCTTAGACTTTTTTATACCTTCACTCCGAACAGCCATTGAAGTTGATGGTGATTATCATTATCTTATGAATCAAGCAGAAAAGGATTGTAACAGGGAGAAGGATTTTAATACTATCGGAATTAAAACCATACGGATAAGTAACAGTGAAGCTAAAAGTAATAAATATCTTGAGATTAAATTAAAATCCGTAGGTATAATCAGATAAGTATAAATAAGCGGGAATTTCACCCGCTTATTTGTTTTTCAAATATCTCATATCCCATATCGACATCCTTATTCAAAATCGCTGCATATTCTTCGGTTGTTTTTAGGCTACTATGCCCCAACATCTTTGAAACCGCTTTAAACTGTACACCTTTTGTTAAAGCAAGGGTAGCGAAAGTGTGTCGTGCCATGTGAGTAGTCAAATTTTTATCCAGTCCGGCATAATCAGCGACTAATTTCAGGCGAAGGTTATACTGCGTATTGCTAATGATCGGGAGTTCATAATTGTACTTTTTCAAAACTTCAAGTGCAGGAGAGAGCAATACAATGTAGTAATCTTCTTCTGTTTTTATGCGCATATCATAGATAATATACTTACCTTCATGTTGTACGACATCTCTTTTGAAGTTGAATTTCGCCAAATCAGCATAAGCAAGCCCGGTGAATGACTGAAAAACAAACAAGTCACGTACCCGGCGAATCGAATCATTTGGTATTTCAGCATTACGGATTTTATCAAGTTCTTCCTGATATAAAAACCTTCTTCTTTTATATTTTCCCCTTTTGACAATAACTCCGGTATATGGATAATCCTTCAATAAGCCGAGTGACATTGCTTCGTGGATATAAACTTTGTTTCTCTTATGGTAGTTGTGGATAGTTGGTTGAGACTTATACTTGCCATGAAGCCAGTTGTCATACAGTTTAATATTCTGTACCGTCAAGTCGCTAATATAGGTTATGCCACCAAACTCTTTGAGAGAAGAAATTAGTACCCGGTGAGACTTTCGCGTACTTTCGGTTATATCGTTACGCTCGTTTATACGTCTTTCCAAAAATTCGATGTAGTTTTCGGAATGATTGAAGAACTTCAAGAAAGCATCCATTTTTTCAAATTCAAACGCTTCCTTCTTTCTTATTAAGTCATTTATCCAATCTTGAATAACGCGCATCATTTCATCAAGACGCTGATTCAGTTGTAGCATCTCGGAAGAGTTTATTACTTTCTTCCGGTCACTCCATTGATCGGAGTATAGTTTTACTCCGGTTCCAATCCACTTTCTTTTTCCTTCGGATAAAACTTCAAGCTGGACAAGCCCACGTTTTTTCTTGGTTGCTACGTGTTTTCTATCGAACACAAAGCGCAATGATGGATATTTCATAATACTGTGTTTTACAGTATCATGTTGAGGTATCAAATTTGGTATCATGTGTGGTATCAT